CCAACGGGTACATCTAATGGCGATGCTATCAAAGCATACGTTGTTGATGATCCAAATGTACTTTTCCAAGTACAAGCGGATGGTGCTATGGATCAGTCTGACATTGGTGCGAATACTTTCTTCGCGGCAGTCCAGTCTACTACTACGGGTTCCACTACTACAGGAAATTCAACTTCTGCTGTTGACGCAACAAGTCAAACCGCAGCAGCAGCTTTCCGTATTGTTTCCGCAGTATCCCCAATCAGTGATGCTTTCCCTGACTTGTTGGTTAAATTTAACCCAACAGCTCATAGCATGACCAACAGCATAGGTATTTAAGGAGGTTAAATAATGGCTATTTCACGCGCCCAGCTCCTTAAAGAGCTATTGCCGGGTCTCAACGCTCTCTTCGGGCTTGAGTATGGCAAGTACGAAAACGAACATGCAGAAATCTATGAGACCGAGAACTCAGAACGTAGTTTTGAGGAGGAAGTTAAATTATCAGGATTTGGCGCAGCCCCAGTGAAAGCTGAAGGTTCTGCTATTTCTTATGATAATGCTCAAGAGTCGTTCACAGCTCGTTACAACCACGAAACGGTTGGCATGGGTTTCTCCATCACTGAAGAAGCGATGGAAGACAACTTGTACGATTCATTGTCTGCACGTTACACAAAAGCCTTGGCTCGCGCCATGGCATACACCAAGCAGGTTAAGGCCGCTTCGTTGTTGAACACAGGCTTCACCACCTTTAACTCAGGTGATGGCGCTACATTGTTCTCCTTAACGCACGGTACTGTAGCTGGTGGTAGCAATCGTAACAGGCCAGCAGCTAATGCTGACTTGAACGAAACCTCGCTTGAGCAAGCGGTTATTGACATTGCAGCGTTCACTGATGAACGTGGTCTGTTGATTGCTGCGCGTCCACGCAAGCTAATTGTTCCACCTGCGCTGATGTTCGTTGCAACTCGTTTGCTTCAAACTGACCTGCGTGTTGGTACAGCGGATAACGACATTAATGCTCTTAGCAGCAATGGTTCGATCCCTGAAGGTTACCGCGTCAACCACTACCTGACTGACGCAGACGCCTTCTTCCTAACCACAGATGTTCCAAACGGCATGAAGCACTTCATCCGTACTGCTATGCAGACATCTATGGACGGTGATTTCGATACAGGTAACGTGCGCTACAAAGCGCGTGAGCGTTATTCTTTCGGCGTATCCGACCCATTAGGTATGTACGGTTCACCCGGCGTATAAGTTCAATTGAACTTTTAGAGGGGGCTGCTTCGGTAGCCCCTTTCTTTTTTAAATAACATGTGTATACTTTTGTTATCCCTGACAGCTACATGGTGTGGCTGACACAACCCACGACAGGAGATACTCATGGGTAATACTACTTTTTCAGGACCAATTCGGTCAGGCGCAATTAAAGATACAACAGGTACTATCGTAGGCACCAACATTGCTAACGTAGGTCAAGTTGTTCTGCACCAACGTGCAGCTATAACTCAAGCTTTAACTACTGCTGCACAAAACCCTGCTACAACCATTATAATCCCTGCTTCCAGCATAATCCTAGCAATAAGATTATATGTTGCAACTGCTTGGAGTGGCGCTGCCACAACAGGCGGCGTTGGGTTTGATGACGGTGCTATCATAACCGCAGCAGCTCTTACCGCAGCAGGTGGCGCAGCGGGAGGTACTTTAGGTGTTATAAGTATTGGAAGTGGTGCAGACGCAGGGCGAGTAGCTAACTGGACTAACGTCGGTACAACTGACAAACGGATTCGCTTTTTAAGTACAAATACAGGTAATGGCGTGGGTATTCTTGAAGTCCAGTACGTGCAAGCAGCTAACGCCGCAGTACAACCGTAAGGGAGATTGGCATGGCTGGTCAAGAAGTAAGAGCTTTTAACTTTGCAGCAAACCAAACTGCTGCACTTGTAGGCCCATCACGAGGTAGGTTGCAGGGGGTTCTAGTAAACGCCGCTGCCGCCGCCGCGTTTACTATTCGTAGTGGCAGTGCCACAGGGGATATCATACTTGATCTGACTCTACCTACGGGTTGGAATGACGTGTACATACCAAACGATGGCATACTCGCTGCTGAGGGTTGTTTTGTTGCCGCCTTCACTGGCACGGGTAATACGATGACCCTACTCATAGAGTGAGTTATGGCTGAAAAGAAAAAAGGCACTATGAAGGGCCACACTATAAAAGGTGGTCATAAACGCCCTACTAAGTCTGGGGCGGGTATGACCAAGAAAGGTGTGGCTAAGTACAAGAAAGACAATCCCGGCTCTAAGTTGAAGACAGCCGTTACGGGTACAGTAAAAAAAGGTAGTGCAGCCGCCAAGCGGCGTAAGTCCTACTGCGCCCGGTCTGCTGGTCAGATGAAGAGCTTTCCGAAAGCAGCTAAAGACCCGAACTCTAGACTGCGTCAAGCTAGGAAAAGGTGGAAGTGCTAATGAAAGTTGAAGGAGTTCTTGCTTTGCTTGAAAGGCATGAAGAAGAATCAAACAGACGGTTTGAAAATATAGAGAAGCAACTTGCTCGATTGGACATGCGTCTGTGGGGCATAGCTGCTTTAATTATTGCAGCTTCTATAGCTGATAGGTTTCTGTAATGGCGATGTCTCGATCTCAGATGGGAAGTCAACTTGTTGGCAATCGTGTCTCAACTGGTGACGATACCAAGGACTTAGATATTATTCGTTTTGGCAAAGGTGGCAAGACAAAGAAGAAATCTAAAAGCCGTGTCAACGAGGCAGGTAACTACACACAACCAACAAAGCGCAAGAAGATATTTAATCGAATAAAAGCAGGTGGTAAAGGCGGCGCACCGGGCCAATGGTCAGCTCGAAAAGCTCAGATGCTCGCCAAGGCGTATAAGAAAGCTGGAGGGGGATACAAATAATGAAGGGCGTAAAGCATTATAAAAAAGATGGCACAGAACATAAGGGCGGCACTCACAAGATGTCTGATGGTTCTCTGCATACTGGGAAGTCTCACACTAAAGCGAGTGTAAAGTTAGTGCATTACAAAGATTTAGGCAAAGCAGCAAAGGCTAAAGCGAATGTCAACCTTAGCAAAAAGCCAAAAAAGNCTTAAAGACTGGACTAANCAGAAGTGGCGAACAAAGTCTGGTAAGCCGTCTACGCAAGGTTCTAAAGCTACAGGGGAGCGATANCTTCCTAAGAAAGCAATTAAGGCTTTGTCAGATAAAGAGTATGCCGCTACTACTAAGGCAAAACGTGCAGCGACTAAAAAAGGCAAGCAGGTTGCAAAGCAGCCAAAGAAGATTGCCAAGAAGACGGCGAAGTATAGGAAGTAGATCATGGCAGTAGTAACACCAGACCTACCAGAACTATTTGAGGAAGCATATGAACGTGCTGGCCTTGAGATGCGTTCTGGCTATGATTTAAAAACGGCTCGAAGGAGCCTTAACCTTTTAACATTGGAGTGGCAAAACCGTGGCCTTAATCTCTTCACTATCGAAGCTGGCACTTTACCCATTACGGCTGGCACAGAAACTTATTCGTTACCTTCGGACACTATTGACATCATCGAACACCAAATCCGAACAGGTACAGGTACAAATCAAATCGATACCTCCCTCTCAAGGGCGAGTGTCTCCACCTACGCCCAGCAAACTAACAAAAAAACGCAAGGTAGGCCGACCCAAATCTACGTCCAAAGGCTCCCGACCGAAACAAAAATAACCTTGTGGCCTGTCCCTGATGCAACAACCTCGTACACTTTATCGTACTTTAGGCTTAAAGGTATTGACGGACTTTCATCAGGTGTTGGTGGAGACGTATCTTCTGTCCCACCAAGGTTTGTCCCATGCCTCGTTGCTGGGATGGCGTATTACTTAGCGATGAAGCGAACAGAGGCTTCTAGTAGAGTTCCGCTTTTAAAGCAAGAGTATGAGTTCCAGTTCCAACTTGCGGCTGGAGAAGACGAAGAAACAGCATCAATCCAGTTCGTACCTTTTGATACGTTTATGACGGGTGGCTAATGGCTTACGCAAAATCAAAATACGCCTTCGGGTTCTGCGATAGGACAGGGTTTCGTTACCCTCTTAATGATCTTGTGCCTGAGTATAACAACGGGGTTAAGACTGGTTTCCTTGTAGGTAGAGACATCAAAGACCCAGATCAGCCTCAAAACTTTCTTGGACGTTTAAAGATTAATGACCCTCAATCTTTGCGTAACCCACGACCAGATACTTCTTTGTTGGAAAGCAGAGAGTTGTTTGGCTTTAATCCCGTTTGGAATCCAGCACAATATGTGGTAGCGTCCGTGGGAAGAGTCACTGTTGCCGCAGCATCTAGTGGAACCGTAACAGGAGTTTCTGCAACCAGTGCAGTTGGCTCCGTAACAGTAGCAGTATAGGAGATTAAAATGGCGTTATCAGAAGAACGGAAGAAAACATTAGCGGCGCAAAAAAAACGCGCGATGATGAAGGAAATAGACAATAAAAAAGCTGCTGAAGCAAAAAAGCGCGCGCTTCTTCCGTATAGGGGGGTAAATGCAAAACGGGCATTAAGAAAAGCTTCAAAGCAAAATGAAAAAGCTGCTTTTAGAGATACTGACGGAACCGACCTTGATGCACGGCTTGGTGCAGTTAATGATGGAGAATTTCGTGACCTTCTTAATATTGAAAGATATGGAGACGATGCTATGAGGTCTAGAGCCTTTGGTTCCACACAACCTGCCAAGAAAATGGGCGGCGGCATGATGAAGAAACCTGTCGCTATGGGAAATGGCGGCAAGATGCCAATGGTAAAGAAGGGTGGAAAATCAGTACCATCATTCGCCGCTGATGGCGTAGGCAAGATGAGCTACGGTGGAAAAATGCCTAAGAAGATGAACATGGGCGGTAAGTGCCGTGGCATGGGAGCCGCAACGCGCGGCGGAAACTTTAAAATGGGTTAACGCCAGATGAATTACGCAGAGCTTACTCAGTCTATACAAGATTACACAGAGAATGATGAGACAACTTTTGTCGCTGAAATTCCTACGTTTGTTCGTCAGACTGAAGAGAAGATACATCGTACTGTGTTAATCCCTGAGCTTCGCAAGAATGTTACAGCTAATATAACACAAAATGTTAGGTTCGTAGCGAGGCCGTCAGACTTCTTGGCACCATTCTCTATGGCAGTCATAGATAGTTCTGGGGATTATCACTTCCTTCTTAACAAGGATGTTAACTTCGTCAGAGAAGCTTACCCTTCTAAGTCCAGTTATGCGCAGCCTAAATACTACGCTGAGTTTGATGGAGACTTCACGTCAACAAACTCTTCTGGTAACTTTATACTAGGTCCAACCCCTGACGCTGCCTATGAAGTTCAATTGCACTATTACTACGATCCGCCTTCTATAGTTACTTCATCCACATCTTGGCTGGGTGATAACGCCGAAGTTGCTTTGCTGTATGGGTCTCTTGTAGAAGCCTATATATTTATGAAGGGCGATGCTGATTTGCTCGCTCAATACGAAGCTAAGTATCAAGAAGCGTTAAAGCGCCTTACGATTCTTGGGGAAGGTAGACTGAAAAGAGATAGCTACCGTAGTGAACCAAGGTTGGAGATGTAGATGTTTGAACTTAAAGTAGATGTTCCAAGAGATAAGACTCTGGTAGCTGTTGAAACAACTCATAACCGTGGTTTCACCCCAGAAGAACTTTCGATAGATTGTGTAAAGCAGTTAATAAGTGTTTCTGACACAGCACCCCCTGCTATACGAGATCAAGCGAAAGCTTTTAGAACACAAATGGAACGCACTGTAGCCTATTATATGCGACAATCTATTCGCAGTGACCGTACAACTGTGTATAACGCCCTTATAGATGCAGGGCATCCACAACTTGCTGAACTTATAAGGAGACTTTAAAATGGCTTTCAGCGGAAACTTTATGTGTACTTCTTTCAAGAAAGAACTTCTTGAAGGTGGTCATAATTTCTTAAACTCTGGGGGTGATACTTTTAAGTTAGCTCTTTATACCAACAGTGCTTCGTTTAACGCGGCAACTACGGGTTATACTACTGGCAACGAAGTCAGTAACTCTGGTTCGTATTCTGCTGGGGGTGGTAACTTAACTCGTATTAACCCAACAACGGGTGGTACAACTGCGTTTACAGACTTTGATGATTTGACGTTTACTTCAGCCACTATTACGGCTCGTGGTGCGTTGGTCTATAACAGTACTGAAGGCGCTGGTTCAAACACTACAAACACTGTGGTTGTTTTAGACTTCGGTGCGGACAAAGCTTCTACCAACGGCGACTTCAAGATTGTTATGCCAGCGGCAGATGCGTCTAACGCTCTTATACGGATTGCTTAAACATGGCTGATGCAGTCGTTGTCTTTTCGGGCTGGAACTCCTCGTCACAAGCGTGGGGTGCTGGTACGTGGGGCAACGATGTAGCATTTAGTGCTTCCGCTACAGGCGCGGTAGGCACTGTTACTGTTTCAGGTGCTTCAAGTGTTCCTTCGATAACGGGTGTAGCTGGAACGGGTCAAGTCGGATCAGCTTCTACTGTTGTAGGTACAGGAGTAAATGTTGGTGTCACAGGCATAGCNGCTACGGGTGGAGTTGGATCAACTACGGTCCAAGGAAACTCTTCTGTCACGGCCCTTGCGACACTTCCTACTACGAGCTTTGCAGTTACTGTTGTAAGCACCGCGTCTGGCAATAGGTACGCCATAGATGGAAGCACACAGGCCACGGTGACTATGACCGAGGGNCANACATATAAGTTTGATCAATCAAATAGTTCTAACAACGGTCACCCTTTACGGTTATCTATTACGCCAAACGGCAGTCATGCTGGGGGTAGTGCTTACACAACTGGGGTAACTGTTAACGGAACGCCGGGGCAAGCGGGTGCATACACTCAAATAGTTGTAGCAGTCGGTGCGCCTACTTTATATTATTACTGTACACAGCACAGTAACATGGGCGGAACCGCCAATACGCAAGCAGGTATAGTTGGCGTTGGCGCAACTCCCGGTCAAGCCACGGCGGTTACAGATCAGATTATTCCTGTAGTGCCTTCTGGGTTAAGCTCGACAGCGTTGGTTAATACTGCTACAATTGTCTGCGAATGCGATGCTAATGTAAACGTAACAGGAGTCTCGGCTATTGGAGGAACATCTTCAGTGCTTTTGTGGAGCAAAATAATACCACCAGAAAACACAATTTGGACCGAAATAGCGGCGTAAGGAAACAAAATGGCAAGTACATATAATGGTAGTGGCATAGAAAAAATTGCAACAGGCGAACAGTCTGGCGCTTGGGGTAACACTACAAACACAAACCTAGATATAATTGATCGGTTGGCAAACGGTGTAGGAGCTATTACGCTTGCTAACACAACGCATACTCTGACCACCTCAGATGGTAGTTTGTCGGATGGTATGTTTAAGGTGCTTGTTCTAGGCGGCTCCCCTTCTGGTACGAATACAATTACAGTCTCGCCCAACGATGGTGACCACATTTACTTTGTAAAGAATGGTACGAACCAGACGGCAACATTTACACAAGGGTCTGGCGCGAATGTTAGCGTAGCGGCTGGGGACAGCAAAATAATCTACTGTGATGGCGCAGGTTCTGGTGCAGCGATATCTGACCTGACCGCTGACTTTGCCATGAGCAGCGTAAACATCACAGGTGGGGTAGTATCTGGTATTGCTGATCTGGCTATTGCTGATGGCGGTACGGGAGCTAGTTCTGCCTCTGCTGCTAGAACGGCTTTAGGTGTTGCCGTAGGCAGTGATGTCTTTGCGTATGATGCAAATCTACAAGGATTTGTTACGGCCCTTACTCTACCGACTTCGGATGGATCAAGTGGACAAGCGTTAGTTACTAACGGAAGTGGTACTGTCGGTTTTGGCAGTGCGGGTATCTCTATGGGCAAAGCCATAGCTGCTGCAATTGTGTTTGGCTAAAGGAGACTAAAAATGTCGGCACCTAATATCGTCAATGTGGTAACCATCACGGGTAAGACCGCGACGATTGCCCTCTCGTCTACAAGCGCCACGGCGATTGTAAGCAATGCTGCGTCAAGCAGTAAGGTTTTTAAGATAAACAACGTGATTGTATCTAATGTTGATGGCACAAACGCCGCTGACATTACTATAAGCGTGTATAGCCAAGATGATATTGGCGGCACCGCATATCCAGTTGCAAGTACAATTTCTGTTCCTGCGGATACAACACTAGTTGTCTTGGATAAGAATACTGCTTTATACTTAGAGGAAAATAAATCCATTGGCGCAATAGCAAGCGTTGCCAACGATTTAGTAGTAGTGTGTAGTTATGAAGAGATCAGCTAATGAAGTATGTTGGAAACGTCCAATCTCAAGCTAACTCGGAAGTCTACGCTACGGCCTCTGGTGCGTTGCCTAATGGTAAGCCTGTTGTGGTTAATAGCAATGGGACGGTTAGTGTTATTGCAGGAATTGCCGCAGGCGTTGGTTCAGCGGTAACTTTTAACAATGCTAATACTTTTGATACGTCATCTGTTTTTGACAGCAACTCCAATAAAGTTATTGTGGCTTACAGGGACGTAGGTCAAAGTCAACATGGGTATGCGGTTGTTGGCACGGTAAGCGGTACTTCTATCTCCTTTGGAACGCCCGTTGAGTTTGAAAATGCTGTTATTGCTTCTGTCGGAATCGGTTTTGACAGTAATTTAAATAAAGTTCTTATTGTCTATAAAGACGAAGGCAACAGTAACTATGGTACATCAATTGTGGGAACTGTATCAGGTACAAACATATCTTTTGGAACTCCCGTAGTTTATAGTAGTGCTAATACAAGCTCTCAAACTGCAACATTTGACAGTAACTCTAACAAAATGGTGGTGGCTTATAAAGAAGGCGCAAAAGTTGGAACCATATCAGGTACGGGTATTTCATATGGTTCTGCCGCAACTTTTTCTCCTTCTGGTTCAAATGCAAGCTTTATTGCTATGTGCTTTGACTCCAATAGTAACAAACTTGTAGTTTCATTTCGTCCTCAATCTGACAATCACGGATATACTGCTATTGGAACTGTTTCTGGAACTAGCATATCTTTCGGAACGGCGGTTAAATTTAATTATGCGGTTACTAGCGCAATAAATAATACATTTGATAGTAACTCTAATAAAGTAGTGGTAGCATACGACAATGATGGTAATTCTTCTTACGGCACTGCAATAGTAGGAACTGTTTCTGGAACTTCTATATCTTTTGGAAGTCCTGTAGTCTTTAAAACCGCTGAATCAAATGTTAGTCAAAACGGTGCATTTAACACTGAGACAAATACAGTAGTGTTAGCTTTTGCGTCAAGCGGTACTTTAGCTATTATTGAGGGTACTGTTAGCGGAACCTCAATATCTTTTGGATCAGAAGTCACGGCTACTGGAGTTTCAGCGGGTAATCCTGTGACAGTTTTTGATTCTAATGCCAAAAAAACAGTTGCCTCAACAGTAGCTAGTCCCGGTAAATCAGTAGTGTTCTCTGGTGCTTCCACCAACCTCACAACAGAAAACTTCGTGGGCATTACCAATGGGGTTGTGGACGAAGGAACCTCCTCTCAGGCGTTAGGTTCTGCTGCTGTTTTTGAGTCGGCGCAATCCACTCAGATAGGATCAGCTTATGACTCAACCAACAATAAGGTTGTGGTTACTTATACGGATGATGCAGACTCTTATAAGGGTAAAGCCGTTGTCGGTACAGTAGACACCTCCGATAATTCCATTAGCTTTGGAACACCTGTTCAGTTTGGTGCGACTAGTCCTGAATATACTACCGTAGTCTATGATTCAAATGCAGGTAAAATTGTTATAGCGTTTAAAGATAGTGGAGATACTTACGGAAAAGCCATTGTTGGAACGGTAAGCGGAACGTCAATAAGTTTCGGTTCTGCGGTTAATTTTATTGCTGCAAATTCTTACAATCACTTTTCTGTTTACGACTCTAC